GCCCACCAATGTCCAATTCAAAGGATCAGCCCAAAGGCTGCAAAAACGAAGAATCAGCGAATCAACTTGCGAAAGATACAAAGTGTATAGAGACGGAGAACTTCTCCGCTTCCCTTATTTCAGCAGCGATAAAACACTTCGAGGATTCAAAACCAAAAGCAAGTTAAAAGAGTTTAAGTACGAAGGTACAACTACTGACACTTTATTTGGTCAACATGTTTACCCTTCTGATAGTACTATTCATATTTACGAAGGCGAACTTGATGCCCTCTCAGGCTGGGAAGCCTATGAAGGATGGGCACATGTCTCACTACCTCATGGTGCAGCGTCAGCCAAAAAAGATATACAGAAACAACTTCAGTTTTTACAGGGTTTTAAAAAAATTATTCTGTTTTTCGATAATGACGAACCCGGCAAAAAAGCGACAGAGGAAGTGGCTGCTATCTTACCAAGTGGGAAAGTTGAAATTGCCCATCTTCCAGATAAATACAAGGATGCTTCTGATGCTCTTATGGCTGGAGATGCAGAGGCGATTAGAAAAGCCATTTGGAATGCTACGCCGTATCAACCAGATGGTATCGTCGAAGGTAAATCGCTTCTGGAATTAGTCACTAACCCTAGTCCTCCATGCGACTTTGAGTATCCATTTGCAGGATTGCAACGTATGACTCATGGATGCAGATACGGAGAGCTTACGGTAATAAGTGCAGGCACAGGTCAAGGTAAAAGTACCCTGACACGCCAATTAGCGACTCACTTTTTAGACTTAGATGAACGAGTAGGATATATCGCTCTGGAGGAATCAAATAGAAGAACAGCTTTAGGCTTGATGTCTGTAGCTACTGGTAAAGCATTACATCTTGGAGAACATACCAAGGAAACATTACAAGAAGCATATGACTACACGCTCAAAAACTGGAATCTCTTCCTGTATGACCACTTCGGCAGTGCTGATCCTGATACTATCTACAGTCGCATTGAATATATGGCACTCGCGCTCGAAACGAAAACCATATTTCTGGACCATCTAAGTATATTGATCTCTGGATTAGACGGAGACGAGCGAAAGATGATCGACACCACTATGACTAAGCTAAGAAGTTTAGTTGAAAAGACTGGAATAAAACTGTTTCTGGTATCTCATCTACGTAGAACACAAACAGATAAGAATCACGAAGAAGGAGCACGCGTAACTCTTGGACAACTGAGAGGTAGCGCAGCCATTAGTCAACTAGCAGATGAAGTTTGGGGACTCGAAAGAAACCAACAAACTGAAGCAGTAGACCAGACAATACTACGTGTTTTAAAGAATAGATACTCAGGTGAAGTAGGTGTCGCATGTCAATTGAAATACAACAAAGAAACATGTAAATACGATGAAACTACAGAGCCAATTTTCAATCCCAGCACAGACTTCTGAGCTGAAGAAACCAAACCCACCCACAAAACAAGCAAAGAAAAAAGCAAAGTTTAGGGATAAAACATATACCACTAAAAAATAATGCTGGTATTCGATATAGAAACAAACGGACTATTATATGACGTTTCACAAATACATTGCATTTCCACTTTCGATACCAAAGAGGAAAAAAGCTACGTATATAACGATCAAGATGACCAGACGCCCAGTATCAGGGATGGTATCAATCAACTTATGGAAGCTGATACTCTCGCTGGGCACAATATTATTGGGTATGACCTTCCTGTTTTACGGAAGCTTAGCACTGAGTTTTCTACTAGTGCTGAATGCATTGATACTCTTGTCCTTTCTCGCCTATTTCATCCAAATTTAATGGAAATAGATAAGAAAAGGAAATGGCGACATATGCACCAGCAATTATATGGACGACATTCACTTGAAGCTTATGGCTACAGATTAGGAGAATACAAAGGAGACTTTGGTAAAACTTCAGACTGGCAAGAGTGGAGTCAAGATATGCAGGACTACATGGTCCAAGACGTTAAAGTTACCACCAAATTATGCGAACACTTCCGCCCTTATCTGACTCGTGTCGGCTAGAGCACCGAGTCGCAGAAATACTAACTGAACAAGAAATACATGGATGGACATTTAATGAACAAAAAGCTCAGCAACTTGAGTCACATCTCAGAAGAGAGATGGAAGAACTTACTCAAGTACTTCGGGAAGAATGGACTTTCGTTGGAGGAGCGTTGTTCACTCCTAAACGAGATAACTCTACACAAGGATACAGAGCCGGAGCAGAGTTCCAAAGACTAAAAGAATTTAACCCCACATCACGAGATCACATAGCATGGATTCTTACAAATCGTTTGAATGTCAAACTGAACAAGATCACTACGACTGGGAAACCAATTATCGACGAGATTACATTGATGGAGATAGATATTCCCTTCTCCAGAGCATGTGCGAAATGTTTGACGATAAAGAAAAAGCTTGGAATGATGTCCGAAGGCGTGAACGCATGGAACAAGCTTGTTACGACTGAAGGTCGAATACACCATCATTGCTCGGTTAGTACGAACACATTTAGATGTGCTCATCGTAAACCGAACCTAGCTCAAGTACCTGCGGATAAAGAGTTTAGACAATTATTCACAGCTTCTCCCGGGAAAATAATGGTGGGAGCTGACTTAAGCGGAATTGAATTAAGAATGCTTGCTCACTACCTTGGTAGATATGACGATGGCAGATATGCAGATATTCTTCTCAATGACGATATACATCAAGTAAATGCCGACAAGATTGGTATTACTAGACGACAAGTAAAGACTGTCACTTATGCCTTCCTTTATGGAGCAGGCAACGAAAAAATTGGAACCTCTTATGATAACACCCTCAAACCCAATGAAGCTAAAAAGAAAGGAAAGGAAATTAGAGAAGCTTTTGTTTCTGCAATCGAAGGACTTGCTGACTTATTGGGAGCGGTTTCAGCTAAATCTACTAACGGGTGGCTCTTAGCAATTGACGGACGAAGAGTCTTAGTTGATAGCCCACACAAAGCACTAAACTATTTGCTTCAATGTAGTGCCGGTATCGTTGCAAAACGATGGATGTGTATTGCTGACTGCGGTATAAAACTAGATGCAGTAAAAAGCTATCCTCACACTCATCAACTGGCATTCGTGCATGACGAGCTCCAATATGAAACAGCTCCTGAATATGCTGAGACTTTAATGAGCTATTTAGAAGAATCAGCAATATTAGCTGGAGAATATTACCAACTACGTTGTCCCATAGCAGCCGAAGCGAAACAAGGTTTGACATGGTATGACGTGCATTAAATATGAAATTATTAATTGATTGCGACTATATAGTCTATAAATGCTGTGCATCAGCAGAAACAGAAATGGATTTTGGAGATGACGTAATAGTTGTAACTTCTAACTTCTCAGATGCGATGAAATGCGTAAAAAGAGATTTAGACAAGATCCAAAATGAATTAGGTTCGTTTGATGATGAATTGATATTGTTTTTTACAAGTCCTAATAATTTTAGGAAAAAAATTCAACCCGATTACAAGGGTCATCGACAACGAAAAAAGCCCTGTGGATTTAAACGTGTCATACAGGAATTAAAAAAAGAATACAAAGTTATCCTCAAAGATACACTTGAAGCTGACGATGCGTTAGGTATTTACGCTACAAAATACCCCGGAAATATAATTGTTTCTCCAGACAAAGACATGAGACAGATTCCCGGGAAATTATATGACTTTAAAGAAACTGTCACTATCTCTCCAGATGAGGGAGCAAGGTGGCACTTGATTCAAGCACTCGCTGGCGATAATACAGATGGGTACTCAGGGGTACCCGGAGTTGGAGTTAAGAAAGCTGAAAAGATATTTTCCGAGAAAGGATATACATGGAAAGCAGTCGTTGAAACCTTTGAAGAAAAAGACATGACTGAAGAGGATGCGCTTTGTAATGCAAGGCTCGCACGAATACTTACTACTGACGACTACGACCATGAGAAAAAAGAACCAATCCTCTGGGAACCCGTTCGAGACTACAAAATTAACTCTCCATCAGGACTTGGAAAGGAGAGAGATCCAGTTGGCTCTGTATGAAATAGATAAGGAGACAATGATGGAGTTATACATGAAGTTACAAGAACAGGTTTTCAAATTAAACAACTTAATTAAACCACTCTTAGATGAAGCAAAAAGAAAAAACAGACGGTCCTGATTACTACCAGAGAGGAAACATAGAAGTCTTTCC